CAGCGAACGACTAGGCGTCCGTGCCAACCTGCAAACGCAGCGCATCCTTGAGTCCGAAAGATTCAAGAAAGTATTTCCCGACACCCAGATCAACTCTGTGGGCATGTCGGCTGGCGACGCCAAGAACGCAACCCGCAACCGAGAAATGTTGGAGTACGTTGGGCGCGAAGGCTTCTTCCGCAACACGACTGTTCGAGGTTCGATCACTGGTGAATCGCTCGACATCGGCGTGATTGACGATCCGATCAAAGGTCGTGAAGAAGCCGGTTCAGAAGCGATCCGCGACAAAACATGGGATTGGTTCACAGACGACTTCTTCACTCGCTTCAGCGACGATGCCGGATTGCTGGCCATCCTTACGCGCTGGCACATCGACGATCCAATTGGGCGTCTGCGCCTGCAGATGGGCGACGAGGTTCGTGTGGTTTCGTACCCAGCCATCGCCGTTCGCAACGAGGAACATCGCAAAGTAGGCGAGCCGCTCTTTCCTGAGCACAAGTCGCTCGAATTCCTGCTTGAGCGGAAAGCCGCCATGGCATCTGTCAACTGGGAAGCTCTGTACCAACAGAACCCACAGATCGTCGGCGGCGAAATTATCAAGGGCGAGCATCTGGGTCGCTACAAGCAACCGCCCATCATCAAGCAACGCTATGTGTACGCCGACACTGCGCAGAAGACCGCAGAGCGCAACGACTTCTCCGTGTTTGAATGTTGGGGCAAAGGCGATGATGGTAAGATCTATTTGTTGGATCTGATCCGAGGCAAATGGGAGGCTCCAGAACTAGAGCGGCGTGCGATCGCCTTCTGGGCAAAGCACCAAGCCATGGAAACAACGCTGCTCGGCCAACTGCGCCAAATGAAGATCGAAGACAAGGCCAGCGGTACTGGCTTGATCCAAGGTCTGAAGGTGAAGCCGCCATACATACCAGTGGTCGGCATTGAACGAAACAAAGACAAGTACACTCGCCTGATGGATGTCCTTGGCTACATCGAAGCTGGCTACGTCGTCGTGCCGGAAGACGCGCCATTCACAAACGACTTCATTGCCGAATGCGAAGCCTTCACCGCAGACGACAGCCACCTTCACGACGACCAAGTGGATCCGATGATCGACGCGATCAATGACCTGCTTGCTTCCAACACAGCAACCAACCTATGGGAAAGAATGATATGAACAGCAACCAACGACGCAAGCAGAACCGCAACAATGCGGTCGCTACGACCAAAGACGGATTCGCCAACCTAACTGCGCGCATGGGTCTTGGCGCCCAGAACGTGTTCAGCGAGGGAACATACATCTTCAATCTGCTAACTCGCAACCGCATGAAGCTGGAGGCGATGTATCGTGGCAGTTGGATTGTCGGCGCGGCTGTTGACTCGGTCGCTGAGGATATGACGCGAGCCGGCATCAACATTCACAGTACGCAAGAACCCGACCAGATCCAAGTCATGCAACAGATGCTCACGCGTATGGGCATTTGGCAGTCGCTGTTGGACGCAATCAAGTGGGGTCGCCTCTATGGTGGTGCGCTGGCTTGTATCGTTGTTGATGGGCAAGACCCAAGCACTCCGCTGAACATTGACACTGTCGGCAAGAATCAATTCAAGGGTCTGAAGGTGTACGATCGTTGGTCGCTGCAGCCCGATGTCACCAACATGATCCAAGACGGCATGAATGCCGGTCTGCCAGAATACTATTCTGTTGTTTCCGACGTGAACACAGGCAAGGTCAGCGGCGTCAAATGGCACCACAGTCGCGTAATCCGCTTCATCGGCATCCAACTGCCAATCTGGCAAGCCATTACCGAAATGATGTGGGGCGAATCCGTCATTGAGCGATTGCAAGATCGACTGGTGGCGTTCGACACAGCAACGAGCGGTGCGGCCAACCTGATTCAGAAAGCCCACCTGCGTACGGTGCAGATCGACAAGCTGCGCGAAGTTCTGGCGGCTGGCGGAAAGGCTGAAGAGAACCTGCTAACGATGTTCCACCATATGCGTATGTTGCAGACGAACGAAGGTCTGACGCTGTTGGACAAAGAGGACAGCTTCACGACCACCCAGTATTCTTTCTCCGGTCTTTCGGACATGATCCTGCAATTCGGACAACAGATCTCTGGCGCAACCGGCATCCCGTTGGTTCGCTTGTTTGGCCAGTCCCCTGCCGGTCTCAACTCGACTGGCGAGAGCGACATGCGGATGTACTACGACAACATCTCGGCGCAACAAGAAAGCCGCTTGCGCGATGGCATGATGAAGATGCTGCAAGTTCTGCACATGTCGTTGTTCGGCACTCGCGCTCCAGAGGGATTCGACTTCGATTTCGTGCCGCTTTGGCAGACAAGCCAGAAGGAGAAAGCCGACATCAGCAACACGATCGTCACGCTCGTTTCCACGGCATACGAGAATGGCATCATCGACCAAGCCACCGCGCTCCAAGAGCTCAAGCAATCGAGCGACCAGACCGGCGTGTTCACAAACATTACCGACGAACAGATCGACGAAGCAAAGCTCGCACCGCCACCTGTGCCGACGGAAGCCGCGCCGTTGCCGACCGAGCCACAAGCAGACAACAAGACACTCATTGAGCGTTTGAAGGCTTGGGTCAATGGCTAAGTTCAGCGCAACCAAAGCCGCCGAGCAGCGGCTGGCGGTCGAACTCCGAAAGGTAGCCAAGATCGTTGGTGGCATCGTCAAGACGTATGTTAATGGCGACAAGATCACAGATCCCAAAAAGATGGCTGCCGCACTGGAGGCGTACAGCGATGCGCTTGGTCCATGGGGCGAGGCTGTGGTCGCGAAGATCATGGCTGGCGTTCAGGACAACAACAAACGCGCATGGTCACAGCTGTCAACGCAGATCGGCAAGGAGTTGCGCAGCACAATGGCTGAGTCGGCTGTTGGCGCTGTTGCGCGTCAGCTCCAGCGAGAGCAGGTCGAGCTCATCAAGAGTCTTCCGCTTGAAGCAGGGTTGCGTGCCCAGAAGCTAGCGCAAGAAGCCATGATGGGCGGCAAGCGTGCGGACCAAGTTGCGGAAGAACTCGACCGTACAAGCGAAGTCACCGAGAGCCGCGCCACGCTGATCGCTCGTACCGAGATTGCCAAGGCCAACGCAACATTAACATCGGCTCGCGCCCAATATGTTGGAGCAACGCACTACATCTGGCGCACTGCGGAGGACGGCGACGTTCGTGAGTCGCACGCCGAAATGAACGGCAAGATCTTCCGGTTCGACGATCCTCCTTATGTTGAGGGCGAGGGCAACCATGGACCAGGAGAGATCTACAACTGCCGGTGTTTTGCAGAGCCAATTATCGGAGAAACAGAATAGTTGTTGCCTTTTTTGCAAAATGAAGGCATAATCCTGAACAACACATATTGTAGAGTGGAAATGGCAAAATATTACTCTGTAGCCTCGTTGTCCGAGCGTCTGAAGGAAACTCCAGAAGGCTTCCTGATCTGCGAAGGTGTGCCAATCACTCGCAGCGGCGACCTGTTGTACTCGCCGTTCGAAACTCCTGTGACTCCTGGAAACGGCAACACCGTGATCAGCCGCACAGTTGAGGACATTCACGATCCGGCAACAATCGCCTCTTTTGAGGGGAAGCCGGTTACAATTAACCACCCAGACGACTTCGTCACTCCCGACAACTGGCGCGAGCTAGCCGTTGGTGTGGTGCAGAATGTTCGTCCTGGAGAGGGTGAAGATGCTGACAAGCTCTTGGCGGATCTGCTGATCACCGACTACGAAGCCATCTCCGCAGTAAAGTCCAAGCGTCTACGCGAGGTCTCGTGCGGCTACGAAGCAGAGTACGTTGAAATCGGTCCAGGTCGAGGTCGTCAAGAGAACATTATCGGTAATCACGTAGCATTGGTGGCTTCTGGGCGGTGCGGTTCAGAGTGTGCCATTTTCGATCACGCACCACGAAAGGAGAAAGCTCCCATGACCATGAAAGATAAACTCATGGGGATCTTCTCGAAGTCGCTTGATGAGGCGATGGTAGAGGAAACCCCACCTGCGGCTCAAGACCAACAACCTGATATGGCGCAAGTACTTGCTGCTATCATGGGTCGTTTGGACGCCATTGAAGCCGCTTTGAAACCGGCTGGCGACGGCGAAGCCCCACCTGCTGCTGGCGAAGGCGAAACGCCTCCTGCCGGTGAAGGCGAAGGCACTCCCGCTGCCGAAGGCGATCATACGCCTGAGGAAATGTCCGCTCTTGAGCAACGCCTCTCTACCATCGAACAAGCACTTGCCAAATTGGCTGGTCTTGAAGAAAGTGAGCATGGCGTTGAAGTTGAATTGGCTGGTGACATGTGCAAGGACGCAGAAACGATCGCTCGTGCTGAAATCCTCGCTCCTGGAATCGCCAAAACTGCTGACGTCAAGGCAAAAGCTCTGACCGCTGCATACGGCACGGAAGATGGCAAGACTGTCATCGACTCGCTGCTCGCAGGCAAGACTTTTGACTCGGCAGACAAAGACATGTTGTTTGTGGCTGCTTCGGAGATGCTGAAAAGCGTTCGCCGCTCGCAACTCAATGTACGTGTCAGCTTGGATTCGCTCCCAAGCATGAAGTCTGGCGACATGACGCCGGAAAAAATTAACGCAATGAACGCCGCTCGCTACGGCAACCAATCCAAATAAGGAGAAAACCATGACTGCATTTCTGTATCGCGCTCCGTCTGGTGTTGCCGGTGACATCACCCGTCAGCAAGACACCATCGTTGAATCTGGCTTGCTTAACGCAGCCAAAGCACCTACCGCCTTCGGCGCTCCGGTGAAGATCGTTTCCGGCAAGTTCGAGAAAATCGAATCCGGCGACGCAGCCACCGTGTTCGCTGGTGTGCTCTCTCGCATCGCTCCGTCGATCGCTGGTGACACTGCCCAGACTTTCGCTTCTGGCACTCCGAACGTCGAAAGCGTTCAGGGCATCGTTGTGAAGGGCTATGTCAACGTAGTTTGCGCACAAGGCACTCCCGTTCGCGGCGCAGCTGTCTACGTTCGCATCACTGCTGACACTGGCAAAGCTGTTGGTGATTTCGAAACCGCTGCCGACTCTGGCAAGTGCGTGGCGATCGCTGGCGTAACTTGGGCTGTTGATGGCAAAGACGCCAGCAACGTGGCTGAAATCCGTCTCGCTTAAGGAGCATAACAAATGAAGACTTTTGACTCTACTCTGGCGTATTACGTCAATCAACTCGACAACCTCG